TAATCCGTCAAAGAAATAATTTAAATTCATAGCGTTTGGAACTTCACGCACCACACCATTAAACATTAAAAAGCGATCAACACCCGCCCAAAAGAAAACACCATCGTAATCAACGATGCAATTTTCTGAAATAATGGATGTGTCAGTTGCTACTACGTCAAACTGAAATACCGTTGCGCCACCGGTAAATGTTGCGCGAATAACAGCATCATATGCCCAAAATAAACCTGCAGGAGCTGTTCCGCTACCAGCACGAAGTGGTAATCCTTTAATAATTTTCTGACCCCACACACGCGCAAGACCGGCACCAGATCCAAAATCAGTTAAATTTGTTGGACTTCCTGCAACGCTCCATCCAATAATTCCATCTGTACCGTAGTAAAACAAATAAGGATGCAATGATACGATTCCGCCAGTAGCATTTGCATCTGGTGGCAATCCAACATATTGAAGTTGACCGGTTCCAAGCACCTCACCAAAGAAAATATATCCACCAGCATAATTAGACATAGCATTTAAATTTTGTGATACATGTGCAAACAAATAATTTTGATTGGTAGATGAATCATATTGATAATCAAACATCCACATGTTTAACGCATTAGGAATTTGCGATGCAAGGAAACCGCCATTCATATCGCCAGAATCAGCAACGATGGTTGTTGTAACCGTTACAATAGGCAAATTATTAACCGTAGGTCCAGCCGTTGTTGCTGTAATATTGATGATACCGCCAGCAGAAGCTGTGGCAGTGTAACCAGCCACATGAGCAGTAATATTAGCCGCAACTGCTGTCGCTGTTGCAGTTAAACTTGTTGTATAAGCCACAGAACCAGACATGGCGTTCACGCCATTTATAGTTATACTATCAACTGAACCAGCAGATCCGCTTGTTAATGTTACTTTTCCGGTGGCGTAAGTGTCTGACGGTGTTCTATTTGTAACAACAGAACTGTTGCCGGTTGAATCAATAGTAAATCGTTCTAAATAATTTTCACTTCCGCTGTGACAATAAATGTAATTCATTTGAGTAAAATTACTAAAACCACGACTAATTTCTGTCAGATATTTTTGCGTAGATTTATATCCGCCAATTTTGCGAGGCAAACCACGTTGCCAGCGAACCCATTGCCCATCGGTATAATTATTCCCATCAAACTTTGTGCCATCACGTTTGATGCCTGCATCTGACTTTAATACAATCGTTTTTTCTGGCATTAGTATGTCCCGCCGTTAATAGATCCAAGTGGAGCAGTTCCTAAGACTGACCATATTGCGGCTGCGCTTGCTGCTGTAAACACGCCAATACCAACAGAACTACCGCCAAGGTTAATTAACGCAGAGCCTGCGGTTGTTGCGCCAGTGCCGCCTTGTGACACTGCAATTGGATAAGAAACACCATAAGTGTCTGCACGCAACACATCAATGCCATCACTATAAAGAATTGCACGTTCTCCCGTCGCAAGCGTAACACCTAAACCAGATGGTGTTTTTACCGTAAACACATAAGATCCAGTTGTTTTATTATCAACCCAATATTGCTGAACTGTTGCAGGAACAACAATTGTGCGATTTCCGGTTAAAACACCTGTAAATCTATAAGAAATTCGATTTAATTCTGTGCCTGTTAATGGATAATTACCGCTTCCAGCAACAGCAATAACAGTGTAATCAAATGCAAATGTTGCTGATTGCCCAAAACCAATGGTGTAGCAATTCACTCCATCACTAGCAATAATTGCAGATTCTCCTGGTTGAAAACTAATTCCCGCAGTTCCGTCAATTAATGTGGTTCCTACCGCATCAGCTAAAATTGCACCGGTTCCAGAATTACGCAAGTAAATAAACCAATTATTACCCACCACCGCTGGATCTGGCAGTGATAATGTTCCTGCCGCACCTGTCCAATTAAACATTTTTGCACGGTCAGTAGAAGCCGCAGTGTAATTTGAGTTAAATTCAGTAATAGGAACAGATTGTGAAAGCAATGATCCAACAGCAACAATACCCGTTCCCGCTAACGCTGACGCATTAGCAACAGAAACAGTTGCACCATACTGTAATGAAACCCAAGTGCCTGCTGTTGTGGTATTATTAGTTAAATAAACTTGCCACTGTGTGCCAGCAGTAACAACGACAATTTGCGTACCGTTAGCGTTTTTTACTGTAATTGATTGCGCACCCACGTTATTAAACAGTATGGTTTCACCTGTTCCTGCTTTTGCTGCGTCTGGTAAAAATATACTTAACCCAGCGGTTGCTGATGAAATGTTGATAATTCGCGTGGCAAGATTATTACTAGCAGAAGTTTCAGTTGGCCAGCTTAACGTAACATCAGTTGTAAGTGTTAACGCGCTATAGCTGATTTCACTTGGATAAATGTTTGCGCCACCAAAAACGTCGGTATATGTTGTCATTATGCTTCACTCCGGTTCGCTGTGCGATCCATGATACGTTTGAGATCTTCGCCATTAAGTGCTTGAGCAGCTCGATCATAAATACCTTGCCAAACCTGCACACGCTCGTCATTTTTAAGGAATGGTGTTGCTTCAAGTAATGTGGCGTATAAAAGAACGTCTGGCGCATACTCGGTAAGCCAGTTTGTTTGAAAGTCATCACCTAAGAAACGCACTTGTTCGTAAAATAAAATTTCTAATGTTTGTGCTGTGTCTGGTGTTGGTGCAATTATCCAGTGTTGATAATCGTAATCAGCGTAATACGCTGGCGTTCCAGTTTCAGCAGGATCTGGCCAGTAATTTCTGATGTATTCATAAGCACGCGCAAAAATAGGTGTGCCATCAACAGTCATGCTAACAGTGTCACGCCATCTATCTGGCTTCATGTAGACATTAACACCAGCCGCGAGCGGTGTTGTGACTGCGCGAATAAAACCTTCAATTTTAAGTTCACGCGCAATACGACGCTCACCCATTGTGATGAGTCGGGGAAGTTGATCGTAAACGATTTGGTCACTTTCTTGCGTAAAGCCACGCTCTAGGTAACGTCTAACGTCTACGAGCAAAGAGTCGTAGGTCATGCTGTAGCTCATAAATACTCCGTATGTTTTGTCGTATTAGCCGCTGATTCAGCATGCACCTGTATTATTGAATTATACTTTTAAATGAATGTAAAAACAAAAATGTTATCCATTCCAGCGAGCAATCTTACCATCACGAACATCGATGTGTGTAAAAGAATTGTAGCGTCCAAGACCTTTGCAATCGTCATCAAAATGTTTCATGAGATATTCTTGTACTTCAACAGCGGGTATACCTTCTACTTGAATGTCTGCTGCGTTACCGAGCAGGTGCTGGCTATGTTCTTTACCACCGCACTCTTTGTTGTGTTTCTCACAGCGATGCCCACTAACAATTTTAATAGGCTTGCCAAAGGATGTACGGATGCGCTCTAAGAGTTCAATGAGTTTTGGGTTGATATGCTTCTCACCACATCCGCAGTGGCACATGAATTCTTCTTCACTAAAATGCTCAGATAACTTAGTCATATTAATTACCTTCTGAAGTAAATAATCCCACTACACCAAACAACACACCCGCCGCAGTTAACCCATCATGGATAGGACCAGCCTCGATATTCATACCCGCCATCGTTGCTAAGGCTGCCACACTCGCGTGTGTAGACGGCTCTTTTAAACGTGCGTTTAAGTAGTTCCATGCTTTAAGTAATTTGTTCATTAGTAGCTCCTGTATTAGTAAGGTTTAACGCTGCTATTTCATCAAGTTCCGTTTGCGTCCAATCTCTAACCACCCATGTCGTGTACCATACCCCATCTGTTAAAGTTGGCATACCTTCTAATAGACATTGTTTTGCACCGTCTACTTCGGGAGGATTTACCCACACCACTTCAGCATAATTTCCTGGCCATAGGGCTATATCCCCTACATATCTAGGGTACTCATTAGTATCTAAATTTATATAAGTTGTCATATCGATGTTTTAGTAACAGTTAAAGAAGATGCTGTTGATGTATATGTTGGGTTTGTTAAAGAAGGAGAAGACCCAGTAGCTGAACCCCCTGTACCTCTATT